ATCAGCCAAATTCTGAACTTTTGTTATTTGGTCGCTTGATAAAAAACCTGCCATGTTGATTTTTACACTATTATTTATATAATGAGATAGGTTTAAGGATGAACGCTAAAAAAAATTTGGAGGAAATATCTAATAACGAGATTTCTAAGCTTTTCAAAATGATGTTAATCATGGTGGAAGATATGAAAAAAGACCACGATTTTCATTACGAGAAGCTCTATAAAAATATTCCGAAGAAGTATCATCCAGTTATTGATACCGCAGATCACTTTACCCCTGATAAGGCTAACTGGATTCGTAAAAGAATTTTAGATTGTGGTAATGAATCTATTAGAAATTTGTGTTCTGGGATCGATAATTATCAAGTAAGTTTCGTATTTAAATAAAAAAAGGTTATGGCATTCAAAGAATTATATTCATTCACTATCGACGAAGAAAAAGAAGTCGAAAAGGTATCTAAAAGGAAAAACAGAAAGACTGGAGAAGAGACCACTGTCACAAAAAAAGTGAAAGAAAAAGTCCCTGTTCAAGTTAAAATCAAACGCCCTTCTCGTAGAGATCTTGAAGAAGCTGAGCTTGAATATTCTGTAGAAATGAGCCGCTGTGTCAAAAAAGGTATTTTAACTAAGGCTATGCTATATAAGAAATATAGTGATACAGGTGGAGTCTGGAGTGAGGATGATGCCAAGGACTATGGTAGACTTTATAAAGAGATCTTTGACATCCAGACTGAATATGTAAGACTTGAGACAGTCGATAAAAAGACTGATAAGCAGAAAGAGAAAGTCGAATCGTTGAAGGAAGAACTAGCCATCAAAAAGAGGAAGATTATTGATTCAGAAACTTCTATGCAGTCTCTGTTTGATCATACTGCGGACACTAAAGCCCAAAACCGTTTACTCCTATGGTATACTCTCATGTTGACCAATATTCAACGCGAAGATGATGAAGATCCTAAGCCTTATTTTATTGGTGATGATTTTGATAAAAGGATAGATGATTATTACGCTAAAGAAGATGAAAATTCTGATTTTTATGGATTGCTAGTGCAAAAAGTCTCCACTATCTTGGCATTTTGGTTCTTTAACCAAGCGTCTACCCCTGAAGAATTTAATAAACTCATTGAAGACGTTGAAAAGGGTGAGGTTTGAAAGAGGAGTTCTATATCTCTTTAGTTGGTGAAGCTTTCGATGGTTATACTGAAGCTTCATTTAATAATTGTAATATTTATATCAAACATATAAGTATTCGTGATCAAAGATATTTACATAAATATTATCAAAGATATAAAGACTTAGCTGTATCTAAAGGTCTAGAATTAGAAAAAGACCGAATTGCTTATGTCTTAGAAGAGGAAATATGGGACGAAGGAAGTGATTTGAAAATATCTTCTTTAGAGACTGAGATAGGGAATCTAAATAAGACTATACGAAATTTAACTTTAAGATCTCAAAAAGAACAGTTGCAAGAGACGATTTTGCAGAGAGCTGAAGAATTGTATGTCTTGAAATCTGATCGAAGCAAAGTTATGGGCCAGACTGCCGAAGACTACGCTACATCGAGAAGTGGGGATGAGATATTAAGATTTTTAATTTTTAAAAATAAAGAGCTTACTGAACACTTGTATTCTGAAGAGGATTTTGGAGAATTAGAGACGTGGGAAATTATAGAACTTACAAGGCTACAAAACGATATAACAGAACGTCTTTCGGATGAAAATATTCAAAAGGCTGTATTGAGACCTTTTTTCAGTATGTATCTTTCGCTTTGCGAAGACTGTGGTGGGTTTTATAGAAAAGCTATAACTGAGTTAACTATTTATCAATTGCGAGTAGCTTTGTTCGGCAGAATGTTTTATAATATTTTTCAGCATACTGAAGATATCCCAGATGATTACCGTCAAGATCCAGAAAAGCTAATTAATTTTTCTAATTCTAAAAATCAAAGGTCAGGATCAAGCGGTATTAAAGATGACTCTTCGGGGTCAGTACTCTTCGGGGCCACCAAAGACGATGTAGAAGATTTAGGTGGAGTCCAAGGTATTTCTTTAGCGGAAGAAGCTAAAAAACATGGTGGTCAACTTGATATGACACAAATGATGCGATTAGCTGGACATGATGTGTAAATCTTTGTGTAAATACATCAAAGGTTCACGGATATGCCAGTAAAAATACCAACAGTTCAAACAGGATTAGAAGCCAGCATTCAAGCGGCGGCTAAAAAAGCGGGTAGAAACCTAAAGATCAATATGGGCGGTAACGCCAAAAGTATTGAGGGTCTATCTCAACCTTTGGGGAGAATCACAGGGAAAGCTGATCAGTTCACTAAATCGATGGAGGCTGCTAACGCCCGTGTTTTGGCGTTCGGGGCTTCTGTTGGTATACTAGCTTCCGTCACCAGAGGTTTTAAGGAGTTGGTACTGACTACTATAGAGGTAGAAAAGTCTCTCGTAAGTATTAATTCTATTTTAGGGGGTAGTAAAAAAGAATTAGAAGCTTTTAGTAAAACTATTTTTGATGTTGCCAGAAGCACTGAGCAATCGTTTGCTGCGGTATCTACTGCGGCTTTAGAATTAACCCGTCAGGGTTTAACTGCCGTCGAAGTCCAGAAAAGGTTAAGCGATTCTTTAATATTGAGTCGCTTGTCTGGTTTAGGAGCTACCGAAGCTGTTTCAGGTTTGACTGCGGCTATAAACTCTTTTAATAGAGCTGGTCTGGAAAGTGGCCAAGTGCTTAACAAATTGTCGGCGGCAGCTGTGTCGGCGGCTGTCTCTGAGAGGGATTTGATTGAAGGTATTAAACGCGCAGGATCAGTCGCTAACCTTGCTGGCGTATCATTCGATGAATTAGTCGGCGTAATTACGGCTGTCCAAGTTAAAACTGCGCGAGGTGGAGCTGTCATTGGTAACTCATTCAAAACCATCTTCACTCGTATCCAGAGCATAGACAAGTTGGAAACTATGCAGAGTTTAGGGGTCCAAGTCACCGATACTAGCGGTAAAGTCTTAGGGGCTACTAAATTAATTCAAAATTTGTCTAAAGTTTTAGGAGAATTGCCCGAAGCTAAACGACTTCAAATAGCAGAAGGGTTAGTCGGTAAATTCCAGATCGCACCATTCTTAGCTATACTAGATGATTATAATTCTAAGACCTCTAAAGCAATAGCTATAACTGAAGTCTCTAGACAGGCGACAAGTGAAGCTTATGACCGAAATATAGCTTTGAATCAAACTCTATCTACTGCTATAAACCAAGCTACAATTAGTTTAAAAGAGTTAGGCGACACTCTAGGTAAGATAGGTGTAACAGATAATCTTAAGAATCTATTAGGGTTCTTCGATACTTTGGTCCAAAGCGTTAAAGGAAAATTAGATGGAGAGGGTGCGGGTGGAGATTTTGCTAAAGGCATAGTCAAAGGCATAGGAGCTGTTATTAGTGGTCCTGGGTTGGCTATCTTTGGAGCTATTATACTCAAACTGGGTTTTGATCTAGCTAAGTTTGGCATTGGATCTTTAAAAACATTTTTTGGTTTAAATCAAGCAGCAAGAGAACAAGCTACTCTTCAGGGGCAGATCGCTTCCACTCTATTGGGGAATAAATCAATCCAAGAAACGATTTTATCTATCGAAAACAGTTCTCTTAGCGCAGAAAAGAAAAAAGTTGAACAAACCAAGTTTTTTACGGCAGCTATAAAGGAGCAATTAAAGGTAATGAAAAAAATGCAGGGTATAGCTATGAAGGTAACCCCAGGAGTTAGAGATGCCACTAAACGTAGTCGTGCTGCTGGAGGGTTTATCCCTAACTACAATGCTATCGCTGGTTATGGATCAGAAAGCTCTGATATCAGCAAGGGTGTGGGAGGCGCTCCCACTTCTGCAAAGCCCGTTACCATACCAAACTTTAATTTTGGTGGTGGTCAAAAAGGTTCAATGGTCGCTAATAGTAGTGAATACATTGTTCCTAACTACGCTGGAAGTGGTGGGTCAGCTATATTCAATCAAGATATGGTTTCCTCTATGGGGATGCCAGCAGGAGCAAGGAAGATAAGTGCGGCGAGTGGATATATCCCTAACTTTGCTAAAGAAAAAGGTGTGATAAACTCAAAAGGGAAATATGTGATGCTTCATGGCGAAGTTGGGGGGGAAGACCCCCAGAAAATGGCATATTACCACCCAGAACAGGATAAATATAATGTCACCGACAAAGAAGGGGCTGTTCCTATAAGAGTTCCCTTGTATGGTTTAAATGACAAAAACGAAGAAAATACAGTAAACAAGTATATTAAAACGTTAGAGGATTACTCTATAGAACAGGGTATAAAACAATCTAATAAATTGACAGGCAATAAGATGCCTAGACCTCTACATAGAGACGCTATTAAAGCTCAGGTCAATAGTGGCGCTGTAGCTGGGTTTGCTGGTAGTATATATGAATTAGCATTAGCTACTATGCTCACTGATAAAGAGTTCGACAATTATGCTGATCAAACTGAAAATTCTAATTTCGATTTGAAATTAAAAGGTCAGGATAAATTATTGGGTTTATTTAATATAAAGACCCAACCTTCGCATGGAGAAGTCAAAGGCTTAAGTAACGCTAATAATGTAGCTTCTTCCGCTGCGAAAATACATAGGGTGATGGGAAGAGAGGAATTTGGCAAGAAAAGGCAGGATGCCCAAGTAAGCAAAATAAAAGGTAAAAAACTCACTAAACCAGATGCGCTGAAATATCTTGGAATTACTAAAACGTCTAATAAAAATTACCATGTTATAACAGAGGAAGATCGTGCAAAGTTTATAAAACAAATACCCGAAAAACAGCGACCTAGGTTTAACAACGAAGGTATGTTTGATAAATTTGTTGACAAAAAAAACGCTGCTGGAGGTTATATCCCAAATTTTGCTAATCCTCTTGAAGATGCTGTAGGTAGAGAACAAGCTGCTGGTTTACCAATAAATCAAATCCGCGTAAACCAAAGTCCAAAACTTAGAAACGCTGGTAACCCAATGGGGTTAGCCGTTACTAACACTAGAGACGAACCTACTGGCGCTATACCTAACTTTGCTCAACCTAGTAATTTGGGCTTGGCCGATATCGGGACCAAGTCTAAACTGGTAGGGGCATCGTTAGGGAAATTGAATAGCCTTATTGATTCACTTAATGGACAAATAGAAAAAGGCACAATTACTCGCGGCGATGCAGAAAAAGAAGTACAAAAACAGACCAAGACCATCAAAACCAATGGGCAGGTTAGAGGTAAAATTAATACTGCGGCGAAAGAACGATTATCTGTAGAGGCTGAAACCACGAAAGGCTCTAGAGATATGCTTGGCGGTATATTCGCAACCCAGATCGCATTTTCCGCTCTAGCTGGAGCTACTTCTGACGCAGAAGATGGTTTTGGCCGAGTTGCCAATAGACTAACGACTATGGGCAGTTCAATTACGACGGCTGTTTTTGCAGGTAGCGCTATATCAGATTTTGGTGAGTCTATACAGGGACTGGGGGGAAAATTTGTTGAAAAATTAGGAACTATTGGCACTGCTATAGGCATAGGCGCTGCCGTATTCGAAGGGCTAACTAAGATTTATGAAGATGCCACAGGAATAACAGACACTAATAATTTGGCGCTAGCTAAATTAGCTGATGCGGCAGATAAAGCGGCTATAAAATTGAGTGATATAGGAGCAGTGGGTAAAGCTGAAATTGAAGAACAAAGAAATACAATACTAGAAAATGTTTTCAATAGACGAGAAGACGGCGCAAAGATGGGGCAGCAAACGCTTAGCGATATAAGTATAAGCAAAACTCTTCTGGGTCGTTTAGCGGAGGTTATAGACGAATCACTTGCATCAGGTATAGCTCCTGATAGAATAGAATCAACAATGAGAAAGGAAGCCGAAGGGGGGGAAACTAGACAGGAAAGAATAACGAGACCATCTAGACTCAAAGGCGGCGGTACTGTAGCTAGCAAAGAGGATGTGACTTTTTTAGATCAAGGCGAGTTCAATAAAGTCGTTGATCAAATGCTTAAATTAAAATCTGGAACTCAAGATGTAAGTGAAGTTTTTAAAGATCTTTCTAAAGAGCAACTTCAATCTATAGTTTCATTTAGTAAAACTAATAAATTAATTGACGATGGCACTCTGGTTCTTGGCAAATTATGGTCTCGCGAAGAGCTGACGGCATCTCCAACTATCTCTGGATTAAGGAAAGGTATGGCGGCGACGGGTATGACGGGAAGAAAAGCCCAAGATAGATCTTTGGAGCAAGAAGCCGAAAAAGCCCCAGCGAAATTAAAAACAATAGAGAAAAAAGAAGCGGATGACGTTTTAAAAGGTAAGAGGATCGTAGCTAGTCTCGAGAAACAAAGAATACAATTGGCTGTCGATTTAGCTAAAATAGATAGAACTGCTTTAGACCAAATGGATCAGAAGATATTGAAGGCAGAATTATCAAAATCTCACACTGAAGGTGAAATGATAGCTCTAAAGACAGAGCAAAGTATACTCAATGCTAATTTCAATTTGAGGAATAACACTCTTGATGCCGTAGCTAATATGGCTAAATTAAGCAAGGAGCTTACTTTCAAAGAAAAAGCTTCACAAGAGCTTCAAGACTTGATAGCGGAATCCGCAAAAAAAACAAATTTCACGGTCGAAGAAAGGGAAATATTAATATCAAAGATTAATAAGTTGCTAGAAGACAGCGATAAAAGTATTCAAGATGGACTACGTAAAGAACTAAACTCTGTATCTGCAGCGGAAAAGAAAACTGGCCAACTAATTGAACAAGAAACAGTGCTTGGTCGTATTAAGGTGAAAGCATCTGAAATCGCGAACATTAGAGCTACTACAGATCTTGATTTTATAGGACAAGCAGAAGAGAGAAATTTTGATGTTGTCCGAGGAAGAAAAAATGCCATAACAGCTAGAGGGCAAGCTAGAGCCTCTAGAGAGACTGGGGAATTTTCTATTAAGCAGAGTGAAGATCTGCGGATACAAGCTGCACAAGATGCCTTATTAGATGCTAAAGATACATCTTTAAATGAAAAAGATGATCTTAATTTAAAGATAGACACACAAATTAAAAATCGTTTAAACGCTTTAGGTGCAGATAGTATATCAGCTCTTGTAGCACAAACTAACACTCAAGGACAATCAGTCTCTAACGTTTTTGATAATTTGGGGGGTTCAGATCCAGCTTTACAGAAGGCGATAGAAATACAACGTGGTAAAGATACTGAAGAAGGACTAAAAATCGCTCAAGGGCTTGAAAATTTCAGAGAATCTTTAGAAAGATCTCGTATTGATCTAGATGATCAAGCGGCTGCTGCACTAGCAAATGCAGAAGCCAATCTAAAAGCAGCTGGATTTTTTGAAAAAATTTCTTCTCAATTATCTGACGATATGGCTCTCCAATTAAGACGAGGGGCTATACAAGGAAAATTTGATACTGACAGGATCTCAGATCCTATTGCGCGTTTAAAAGCTCAAATATCAGAAGATAGCAGAGAGGCTAGAGCTAACGCTGCACAAGACCCCGCAGAAACTAGAAGGATTCTTAGATCTGACGAAGCAAAGTTCAGGGATATAGACGATAAAATGACTATAGACCCTGTAGAAAGAATTAAAAACCGTATAAACGAAAAAAGTCGAGCCGATAGAGACGCTGCTTTAGATAATGAAAACTTTGAAGAATTCAGAAGGCTTGTCGAAGAAGATCAATTCTCTGGTAAATTGATAGATGCTTCAGCTCAGTTTGCTCAAAACATAGGGGATGCTATGGTCCAAGCGATAGCTCAAGGTGAAAGTTTAAGCGATCTACTTCTGGGGGCAGCCTCTGGCTTCTTTAACACTTTATCCCAAGCCTTTATGCAAAAGGCTGTCGGTAATATAATGTCTGGATTTAATGCGGGAGGGAAAGTGAGAGGAGGTTCTGGGAATCGTGACGATGTTCCCGCTCTACTTACTGGTGGTGAATTCGTGATGAAGAAAAGTTCTGTGAATAAATACGGCTCTTCTTTCATGGCATCTTTAAATGCTGGAGAGATTCCAGCTATGGCGAGAGGAGGTTTGTTCACTCCAGGAACTTATGGACAAGAAGAAATAAAAGGAAAAAGTAATTTGCTTGATTTCGCTACACAGTCTCACACTACTGGAGCTTTTGATAAATTTAGGTCGGGATCAGGATTTGCGTCTGTTAATTTAGAACCTCAAAGTGCTGCTCTCACTATGTTTGGTAGGAGAAATAGCCCAGCATTCCAGAGGGAGCAAGCATCCAAGGAAGAAGCGTTTAGTTTATTCACTCAACAAGCCAATAAAGATAAAGAACTTAAAGAGCAAAAAAAACAAGCTACAAAGGGTCTGCTAGGTTCTATCGCTTCGTCCTTATTCGCTTTTGGATTTAGCAGTCTTACAGACAAGTTCAGTAAGAATGCTACTGGAGGGGCTATACCTAATGCGGCTGGAGTAGACACAGTTCCTTCTATGTTATCTGGCGGTGAGTTTGTTATGAACGCTGCTGCGACTCAGAAGATAGGCAGAGGCAATCTTAACGCTTTAAATTCAGGGGCAGGTGGAGGCTCTGGAGACGTAGTAAGTAAACTTGATGAACTTATATCTGTTTCTGATAACACTGGAGAGACCGTGATTAATATCACCGTTAACTCTGATGGGTCATCTGACTCTCAAGGAAACGGCGATGACCAACAGAAATCATTAGCGACCAAAATAAAGGACGTAGTCAAACAAGTTATAGATGACGAGAAGAGGTTGGGGGGATCACTAAGACAATCTAGAGCATAATGTACGGAACAACGCTAAATTACGACTCTCACTTCTTCTTATCTGGAGTCAATCCAGATATAGGAGTCACAGAGCTTTCTGGAGTTAATTCTCTAGACATAGGATATCAGAATGCTTCTAGCATAACTAAACCATTGGGTTCTGTTCATGGAGTAACTACTGTAGCGGGAGCTACTAGCCAGACTTTATCTTTATCTAGGTCTTTGATTTACCAAGACCCACTCTTATCGATGACTGGATCATCTAGCGTGGTAAGTGCTAGTTTTAATTATAATAATAATTCTGCTTATGGTTTTGAGAGTGGTTATTTAACCTCTTACTCCGTTAATTGCGCTGTCGGGTCAGTCCCTAAAGTTAATGCTTCTTTGGTCGTATATGATGAAATGAAAAGTGGCACAAATATATCTGGATCTTCGATCCCGCCGACAATAGATATACCGAGCCAAGGATCTATAACTGCTACATGTGATCATAGTACGACTAATAGAGTATTAGGTTTTGATTATTCTTTGTCTATACAAAAGATTCCATACTATACTATAGGATCAGAAACCCCTGTGGAAGTAAAACATATAAACCCGATAGAGTATTCGGCGGCTGTCCAGATAGATGTTGATGATATCTTTTTAGCGAGTGGCTTTAGTTTCTTCGAAGAGGGCAGGTCAGACAAGAATCTATCTTTTTCTGTTAAAGGGAGAGGTGGAAATAATTTACAAACATTGACTGTTCCAAACGCTTCTTTAGTATCTGAACAACTTAATGCTTCCGCTGACGGATCGGTGAGACTAACCCTTAACTATATTGGACACTCATGAGTGAAGACTTATTTTATAACAGAGATCGTAACATTAGCGGAATAGCTTCGCCATCAGAACTTTCTGATCTTAGTCTCACACCAGTTTATGGATCTACAGTAGAATTTCAGGCTAATAATCATAGTTATATTACTGATGATTTTTATTATAATTTAATACCTTTTTCTGTAGATAGTTTGGTGGCAAGATTTGCTTTGAAATACGAAGTTAATGAAACCAATGCTAGAAAACTTGCTAACTTTTTTGAAGCTCAATCGGGGCATTTACCAATAGAGTTCACTCCAGATAACTCAGGAATATATAAAACGGTCAGTGGATTTTGTGATAATTATGCAATTAATTTTATTAATAATCAACACTTCGAAGTAGCGACCAGCTTAACAGTAGACCGTGCGCCGACTTTACTCAAATGGTCTGGAATGGGATGCTTCCCAAACTTAACGTTCGATGATTATAATTACTCTACTTCTTACGAGGAGTATGACATCGCATATACAGGAATAAACCAGAACAAGTTGGATAATTTCTACTACTGCACTGGGGATCATAATTCTACAGCATCGAATTCTCCTACAGGAGCGGATTCGATGTGGACTCAAGATTTCTTTTTCGAACCTGATATTGGGACTCAAAACAATGTCGAAATTAAAGCCGATAAATTAACATACAAAAACTCTTTCACTCAGAGATTGAAGACTAATGATAATATTGCAACATTTGATATGAGTTATAGCTTTAATAATATACCTGACAAGCAGTTGAAAACTATGATCCATTTCTTGGAAAATAAAGGCGGTTATCGTAGATTTAAACATCAAATACCTTCTGTTTATAACAGACCTAAAGTCTACTATAGTCCGAAGTGGACACACACATGGAACTACGTTAATTCTAATACGTTAAGTGTAGAGCTAAAAGAAGACCCTATGGGTGTAATTCCAACAGGAACTTAATATGTCTAGAAATATAATAAAAAGTAATAATGCGATTATAGCAGCTCAAGCTGCTACTACAGCTTTTTCTACTTATAACAAGATCCTCAAACTGCACAAAATAGCTCAGACTTTTAATTACTCAATTGATTATTCTAGGCAGCAATCAAAACAAATTGGTTCTCAAGAATTAGCGACTAATGAAATATATAATCAGCCAGATGTATCTTTGAATATCAGCTATATACCTGAGCCTAACTTTTCTAATGAAGTGCAGGGGAGATTTTTAAATTCTACCCCTAAAGATGAATTTAAGAATATGTTTGATGCTGGTGACTCTGAAGACTCGATTAACTTTTATGTTTTAGTGAGCGAAAACCAAGAAGATTCTTTCGTAGATTCTATCCCTTTCGATACTTTAGCTAGTTTATCTGGAGATGATGCTATTGCTTTCGGAAATTGTTTCCCAGAATCCTACAGTTTAAGCTACGCTGTAGGAGATCTTCCTAAAGTAAATACTTCTTATATTTGCTCCAATGTGGTATTTGATAATTTGACGGGTACTTCGATGGAGATGCCAGCCATAAATATGACAGGAGGTAATAATGATAATGTAGGTAGATGTTCGTTCGGCTTTACTAAAGATTTATCCACTTCTGCTTTAGAAAAGTCCCCTCCAATTGTCAACCCTACCAATTCTGGTAGTGATATCACATTACAGAATCTACAAGTAGGAGGACAAGAAATATCAGGTAAACATCTAGTCCAATCTGTAAATATGAACGTATCTATGCCAAGGGTTTCTGCTTATGGACTAGGCAATGACTACGCCTTTGGAAGGAAAAGGCAGTTCCCAGCCAACGGTACATTTTCTGTTTCTTCTCAGGTCTCTGGATTTGAGAGCGGAGCTATGACTGGTGTTTTAGATTCTGACCAGCTTTATCAATTTGATTTGACTTTAGAAGCAAGTGGTAAGACTATGATTTATAGAATAGAAGATGCCAAATTAGGTTCTTCTAACTACTCTATGGATATCAATGGCAGAATGAATTTTGACGCGAATTTCACCTTCCAAGTCACTCAAAATAAAGGTCTCAAACTGAGCGGAACTTATTATTAGTCGTAATCAACGTTTACTTGATTACTCTGATCCCCTTTTTCTTTAATTCTATTTGGATGATCTGTCCCATTCCGCTCGTTTGCGTAATTATTATAGAATTTTTCTTTAACTGGGTCAACACCCCCAGCTTGTTCAGCTCGTTTAGAGCTGAGTTCCGCTGAGTAGTCCATCATATCGCCCACAGTGCCTTTCTTGTGATAAGTAGCGTCGATGTATTGCTGCTTATTAAAAGGGTCTATAGAGCTATCTATGGAAGCGTTAGGGGCAAGGTATACTCGCCTCCATTGCACACCAAATTCGTCTATAAATATATGTTCGTCGTTCATCCCTTGGA